TAGACAAACTTCGTCCAGATCCTCGAGGGGTCCTGGCAGTTGTTCGTCACACCGCAGCGCACAGCGTCTACAGTACCGTACATCCGAGCGAGGTACGTAAAATTCTCGTTGCGGCGCACTTGGATTTTCGGGACCTGGCCGCATGCCACGTATCCCTTTGCCAGTTCGTCCGCATCAATCTGCACTATCACGCTGTCATCACCGCTGACCAGCACGCAGCTGCAGAGCCATTGAAAAGCTTCAGCGTGGCTCGCTCCGGCCATCCGCTTCGCAATGTAAATCATGCATCCATTCGCCAATGTGTTATTGCTCGTGGTGTCCGAGGAGCCCGAAGGCATCGCTTTCCCGGTCGTCCACTTGACGCCATGCCTCGACTTGCACTTCCGCGCAATGCTAGCGCGATGGGCTCGGTGAAAGCCCCTGCGCTGCGAGGGTTTGAAGGCGTCACCGATTAAGGTGAACAAAACGCGGCTGAGCGCGTCCACATGTCCGTCCATACGTCTGATGTCCCCCTCAATGACAACAAGATCAAAAGCTGCGCCGGCGACCCGGCGCACCTCGTTCTCGGTCTGTTCAGGAGTCATTCCGCAGGTACAGAATGGCAAAGCATGCAACAACTCGCGCGTCAGAGGCTCGATGTACGCCTGGAACTCGCTCTTGCTGCGGTCCTCTATGGGACACACTATGCGAGGTGCTTCGGCGCCATGTTCCATCTTGACGAACGGGCGGCTGGTCGGCTCACCTTGAAAGAGGTCGGTGGCCGATCTGACGATGGACGCTTTCTTGCCAGGGGTATTTTGCCTGGCTAGCGTCGCATCCAGCCCTTCACGGGAAAGCTTGCCCTTGAGGCGGGTGAACGCCCAGACCCCAGCCACAAAGTCCCGTATGAACCCCATCATTTCAGGGGTCAGTTTGGTCCAGGGTGTCTGAAGTAAGGTTGTAATCCGCGCATTCGCTCCAGCGGCCTCGTTAGATGCGTTCGAGATGGGCCCTTGCACATCACACACCAACGGGTCCATGAGCAACTGGATTGACCGCATACGACACGGTATCATCTCAAGTAGCCCATAGGAGTAAACAACCAAGCGCAGCCTTTGGGTCGTGTCGACGCCTTTACACTCTCGCAGAAAATTGAGAAGAAAGCCACGTCTATCCGGTTCCCTGATATGTAGCTGCTCCATAGCTTCGGTTGGTCCGCATTTGACCATCGCTATCCCTTCTTC